TGCTGTGTTGATCTATCGTGTGCAACGTGCTCCTGAACGTAGAATTTTCAAGATTGACGTGGGCAACATGCCCAGCCACTTGGCCATGGCATTTGTGGAACGTGTCAAAAACGAAATGCATCAGCGGCGCATTCCTACCACATCAGGTGGCGGAAACAACATGATGGACAGCAGTTACAATCCACTTTCAATCAACGAAGATTACTTTTTCCCTCAGGGTCAAGACGGCCGCGGATCAAGCGTGGAAACACTGCCCGGAGGCCAGAATCTAGGCGAAATTGATGACTTGAAGTATTTCAACAACAAAATGGCTCGTGGCCTGCGTGTGCCATCCAGCTATTTGCCCACAGGACCTGATGACTCGGACCGTGTGACCAGCGACGGCAAGGTAGGCACAGCCTTGATTCAAGAATATCGTTTCAATCAATACTGCGAGCGACTGCAAGCACTCATAGCACAAAAGCTAGACGACGAATTCAAGATGTTTTTGAAATGGCGCGGATTCAACATTGATTCAGGCCTGTTTAGTCTGCGTTTTAACCCGCCACAGAACTTTGCCAGCTATCGTCAGAGCGAACTAGACAACACTCGTATTCAAGCGTTTTCAGGACTTGAGCCCCTGCCTTACCTGTCAAAGCGATTCTTGCTGGAACGATTCTTGGGTTTGACCGAAGAAGAAATACAGAAAAATGAAAAACTCTGGCGTGAAGAACGTGACAATCCTGACATGCAGCTAGCACAAGGTGCTGACCTGCGCAGCGTGGGCATCTCGCCTGGTGCCCTAGAAACTGACATAGGCACTGGCGAAGAAATTGCAGCAATGGAACCAGCAGGCGGACTTGACATGACTGCACCTGTGGCAGCACCTGGACAAGCCCCTGCACCTGGTGCAGTGCCAGGCGCTGCCACAGCCCCAGCTGCATAAATAACCGTATGATACTGCAAGAATTTTTCAACAAAGAGCCCAAAGCATATCAGGATGTGAAGCAAGACAACAGTCAGCCGCAACTGGGTGATCTGCGAAAAACTCACTTGACCTTGCGGCAACTCAACAAACTGCGAATGATGAATGACATTCGCCAAGTAGAGTACAAAGAAAAACTCAAACTGGTGCGTCAGCAGTATGCACCGCCTGCACAACCTGCAATGTAAAAATTGCTTGGTCGGGCAATTTATCGCCGTTTTTGCATCTAAAAGCACCAACTTTTCAACTCCTGTGTAAATAACATTACACTTTACCTATAGGAGTTTTCTTATGAACCAATTTGAACAATTGATCGAATACGTGATCAATGATGACGAGCAAAAAGCTCGCGCACTTTTCCACGACATTGTTGTGGGCAAAAGCCGCGAGATTTACGAAAGCCTAATGGCTGAAGAAGAGCTTGAAGAAGCTCAAGACGATGATCTTGAAGAAGGCGCCATGGGCGGAGACGCTGCTGACGATCTAATTGACGACGTTGAAGCTGAAGAACAAGACGACATGAGCATGGAAGCTGAAGGCGACAACGACATGGGCGACGACGACATGGGCGACGACGACATGGGCAACGGCGAAGAAGATCTAGAAGACCGTGTGATGGATCTGGAAGACAAGCTGGACGAACTCATGGCAGAATTTGAAGACCTCATGGGTGGTGACGACATGGGTGACGGCGACGGTTTTGGTCCTGATGAAGGTGGCGATGCTATCGAAATGGACGACACAGAAGAAATGATGCCTGAAATGGGCAACTACGGCATGATGGAGAACGTGAGTCTCAAAGCAGCCCCAAAGCCAGTTACTGCTGAAGAAGGCGGCGTCAACAAGAAATCCACAGTGGCTGCAAATGCAGGCGCAAAAGGCCCAATTGGCAGCACAGTCAAGCCTGTGAGCACAACCGGTGCCGAAGCACAAGGTCGTGCTGCACCAACTACTAAAGATCTTATTGGCCGAGTAGGTAATACTCCTGCTCAAGGCACCCAGAAGCCCAGCGCTGCTGTCAAGCCCAAAACAGGCCAAGAAGGCGGCGTAAACAACAAGTCGATTGTGCCAGGCAAGCACAACTAAAAAAATGACTTACCTAAAAGAACAACTTACCTTCCACCAAGCCAACATTCAGGTTCTTGAAGAATCTGATGTCAGCGGGGGTAAGAACCTTTATCTCAAAGGTATTTGTATTGAAGGTAACAAACGCAACGCCAACGACCGAATATATCCCATACACGAGATTACTCGTGCAGTCACCACCATAAACCAACAGATCAAAGAAGGCAATTCAGTCTTAGGTGAAGTGGACCATCCGGATGATTTAAAAATCAACCTTGATCGGGTTTGCCACAGTGTTGACGGTATGTGGATGGAAGGTGATGCAGGACACGGCAAACTTAGAATTCTTCCCACTCCCATGGGTGATCTAATCAAGACATTGCTACAATCCGGAGTCAAACTCGGAGTGTCAAGCCGCGGCAGCGGCAACGTTGACGACAGAACAGGACATGTAAGTGACTTTGAAATAGTCACTATAGATGTGGTTGCCCAACCCAGCGCACCGAATGCTTATCCCAAAGCTATCTACGAAGGTATGATGAACATGAAATATGGTCACAGATTGCTGGAGATTGCCAAAGATGCTGGTCAGGACAACAAAGTGCAGAAGTACTTGAAAAGCGAAGTGATTCGTCTGATCAAGGACCTGAAAATCTAAGGAGAATCTACTAATGTTAGATGCAATCAAACCATTGCTAGATAGCGACTTGATCACCGAGGAAACTCGTACAGAGATCACTGAAGCTTGGGAAGCCAAGTTAAGTGAAGCTCGCGAACAAGCCCGCGCAGAACTTCGTGAAGAGTTTGCGCAACGCTATGAGCACGACAAAACAGTCATGGTTGAAGCCCTGGATAGAATGGTAACAGAAGGACTCCAAGCAGAACTTCAACAAGTGGTGGCTGAAAAGCAAACCCTTGCTGAAGACCGCGTTCGTTTCCAAGGCAAGATGAAAGAAAGTGCCACCAAGTTCAACAACTTCATGGTGACCAAGCTTGCAGAAGAAATTGGCGAACTGCGTAAGGACCGAAAGATGCATAATGAAGGACTCGAAAAACTCGAGAACTTTATGGTGCATGCTCTAGCTCGTGAGATTCAAGAATTTGCTCAAGACAAGCGTGATGTAGTTGAAACCAAAGTACGTTTGGTTCGCGAAGCACGTAGCAAGCTTGAAACACTCAAGGCACGTTTCGTAAAAGAAAGTGCCAACAAAATGAGCCAGGCTGTTAGCCGTCATCTCAAGGCCGAACTGACACAATTGCAAGAAGATATCAAAATTGCTCGTGAGAACAATTTTGGTCGTCGTATCTTTGAAGCGTATGCTACTGAATTTGGCGCTACTCACTTGAATGAGAATGCCGAAGTTCGCAAGCTGCATAGTCTGCTGCAACACAAAGACGGGCAATTGTCAGAAGCCATCAAACTCACTCAACGAGCCCGAGTCGTTGTTGAGTCCAAAGAACGTGAAATACGTATGATCAGAGAATCCAATGAGCGTGAAAGCACAATGGAAATGCTGTTGACCCCACTAAACCGGGAAAAACAAGACGTCATGCGTAATTTACTGGAGAGCGTACAAACATCTCGTTTGAAAAACGCCTTCGAAAAGTATCTACCAGCAGTGTTGGAAGATCGAACTGTGAGAGCCGCCAAGGTGATTACAGAATCGGTTACCGAAGTTACTGGAGATAAATCTGTTCCAAGTAGTCACCAGGAAGACCGCGAAGCCAAAAGCAACGTGATCGACCTCAAGCGCCTGGCAGGGTTATAATTAATTATAGGAGACTTAAATGTCACAAGAACTATTAGAAAGCCGCTGGGGCGAGACCAAAGAAGCACTGCTTGAAGGTCTAAACGGTACCAAGCGCAACAGCATGGGTGTTATCCTTGAAAACACCCGCAAGTACTTGAAGGAAAACGCTTCCTCAGGTTCTACCGCAGCAGGTAACATTGCTACATTGAACCGTGTTATTCTTCCAGTTATCCGTCGTGTTATGCCTACCGTTATTGCTAACGAGTTGGTTGGCGTTCAGCCCATGACTGGTCCTGTTGGTCAAATTCACACTCTACGTGTGCGTTATGCCCAGAGCTTGACTGACAACTCAGCAGCCGCTACTTCTGTAACAGCTGGTGAAGAAGCACTAAGCCCATTCAAGATTGCTCAGGCTTACTCCACAGTACCACAAGGTACTGCCACAGCTACCAGCTACAACGGTGCTGCTACCGCAACAATGGAAGGTACTGGCGGTAAGCAAATTTCCGTTCAGATCTTGAAGCAAGCTGTTGAAGCCAAGACACGTAAATTGCAAGCACGTTGGACATTTGAAAGTGCCCAAGACGCTCAAGCAATGCACGGTATTGACGTTGAAGCTGAGATCATGGCTGCTCTTGCACAAGAGATCACAGCTGAGATTGACCAAGAGATCCTGTTGAGCCTGCGTAGCCTTGCTGCTACCGAGTTCACATACAACCAAGCTACTGTTTCTGGTACTGCTACATTCGTTGGTGACGAACACGCTGCTCTAGCTGTGTTGATCAACCGTGTTGCTAACCTGATCGCCCAACGTACACGTCGTGGCGCTGGTAACTACGCTGTTGTTAGCTCTGCTGCACTCACAGTGTTGCAAAGTGCTACAACTAGTGCGTTTGCTCGTACTACAGAAGGCACATTCGAAGCACC